GCGCGCGGGCCACCGGATCGGGGTCCCGGTTAGGGGGCTTCGGGCTCGGGGAGGGCGATGTTGGTGAGGAACCGCTGGACGGCCTGGCCGCCGGAGGGGGCGGCGAGCGGCTTGAAGGTGAGCTCGAAATTCGAGGCGTCGTCCGCGCTGCGCTTGCGGTTGCCGCGGTCGGACACGTCGACGCGGGCGATCATGATGCGTTCGATCTCGTCGCCTTCGATGATGTCCAGGCCCAGGGCGCGCTCGATGCCCGGGGAGGCCTGCCCGGTGCCGAAGCTGATGAACTGGGGGTTGCCGCCGGTGGCGGCGGTGGACGTCATGTCCTCGGCCTTGATGGCGTAGTACAGCTGCAGGATGTCCGCGGTCGTCTCGAGGAACGTCAGCTTGAACGACCCGTCGCGGGACTTCACCCGCGTCTTGACTGGGGCCTCTTCACCCCACGCCTGAACCTCGGTGCGGTCCTCGCCCAGGGCCTCCTCCAGGCCGTCGGGGTGCATGTAGCCGAGGTCGACCCAGCCGGTGCCCCACGCGACGAACGGGGAAGCGGGGAACGTTGTGCCTACGGGCGCGACGTAGGCGCGGCCCTTGACGCCAATCTTGATGTTGTCAGCGTTGCCCACGACGGGCCTCCTAGCTGGTAGATCGGGGTGGGCGCACGCTCATCCCCAGGGTCATGCCGACCCGGCGGACACCCGTGTTGGGTTCCTCGGGGCGGTCTTGCGGGCCGGTCTCCTCGGAAGTGCCGGTGACGATCCCGTCAGCGGTGGCCTGTCCGGCGAGCAGCTCCCACTCCGTGCGCACCCGCAGCGCCAGCCGTGTCGCCGCGCCCAGGGCGGGCTTGGCCGGCGCGTAGCAGTCGACGGAGAAGCGGGGCTGGTCCCTGGCAGATGGATCGGACCAGCCCCGCAGATCAGCGGTGCCGCCGATCCTGAGGACCCGGACGATGCCGCCGCGCTCGGCCAGCGCAGCGTTGAAGGCGTCTCCCTCGGGGAGTTCACCGACAACGAGGGCGCTCGAGCCCATGGCGGCTTGCAGCAGGTCGATGGCGATCTGCTTGCCGTCGGGGAGCTGGACCGGCGTGGCCACGGGGGTGCCTTAGGCCTTGGCCGTGCTGGACTTGGCGGCCGTCGCGGTCTTGGCCGTGGCGGGCGTGTCGTCGACCTTCTCCGGAGTCTTCTGCGCGCCGGTGTCCGCGGTCTCGTCGGCCTTGGCCGGTTCGACATCGTCGACGAGCTTGGCGAACCCGTACCAGGAACGCACCTCGTCGCGGCGGACCTGAACGCGGTCGCCGGGCACCTTGCCCTTATGCCAGAACGTCAGCTCCAGGGTGACCATGTCGGCCGGGTCAGCCATGGCGGTACTCCTCATCAGTGGTCGCCCCCTGCTGCGTCGAGAGCGTGGGACATCGTGTAGTGGGGCCGGTGAATGGCGTGGCCGTTGCGGTCGACCTGCCGGGTGCCGTGCTCGACGAAGTAGGAGTGGTCGGCATCGGCGTCGACGTGCCAGGTGCCGTCCGGGTCGGGCTCGTCGACGATGTGGATGTTGTCGCGGTATTCGCCTGTGTCGACTGGTGCGGTGGCAATGGCGGTCTGCTCGACTCGTTCCATGCGCCCGCGGAAGTCGTTTTGAACCTCTTGGGTGAGGGGGATCCGGGCGATGGCCTCGTAGTCGAGGGTCACCTCGACGTGCACCTCGCTGCTCATGCGCCCTTCACCTCCAGCAGGTTGATGACCTGGCCGGAGAGGGGGCCGGCGCCTTCGGCGTGGGCCGGGACACCGTCGACTTCCCAGGTTCGGCCGTCCCACTGCACGCGCATCTGGACGGTGATCTGCTTGGCCCTGGGGGGAAGGAGCAGCTGGGCGCGGGTGGTGGTCTGGTCGCCGGCCTGCCGGGTGCGCGAGTTGGAGGTGTAGTCGACCGTGCACCCCGATACGACGGTGGGGACCGGGTGGTCCCAGTCGCGGACCTGCGTGTTGTAGTCCCCGTCGACCAGTGGCGCTTCGAGGACGGTGACGCTCTGGCGTCCGATGGGGCCCGGCATCAGCCCACCACCGTCGGCCACATGGTCAGCAGACCGGAGTTGCGCAGCACGGTGACCGCGAGAGGGGCGATCTTCGGTGCTGCGCCTGCGCCCTCACCGACGGTGCGGCGGGTAAAGGAGCGGGATCCGGCGGACATGGACTGCAGGTCGTTCTGTGCGCCGGTCTCGTCGCCGCGGTCCATCATCCAGTGCACTTGCCGCACGCACGCCTTACGCAGCACGTCGAGGACGGCCGCGTCGTTGACGTTGTAGTAGGCGCCGGTCAGCGCCCCGTCGATCGCGTCCGACGCCTCTTCGAGGAGCCGGTGCGCGTTCGCGGGGGCAGGCTCGGGTGCGAGCCACGCCTCGAGGTCGCTGACCGTTGCGTACGCCATGACTACTTCTGCTCCCCCGCCTCGTCGTCGGACGGGTCGGCACTGTCGCGGGCGTCTTCGACGACCTGCGCGTAGTCCTGGCAGTCGGTCTTGGTGGCGTCCTTGGCCTGGTCGGGGTCCATGCCGAGTGCGATGGCGTACTGCCGCCACTCGGCGACGGGCGCGTTCTTCGCGGGCCGGTTCGGGAGGGGCTCCACCGGCGTGTCGGGGTCGGTGTTGGGCACGGGGGCCTCTTCACCTTCACCGAGGGCCTTCTCGTGCTCCTCGACCCACTCCTGCAGCTGCGTCAGGGACAGGGTGGCCGCCTGGGAGGCGTTGAGGCCGAGAGCGACGGCGTAGGTGGCCCACTCGCCGGCCAGGGCGTCATCGCCGGGCTTGGCGCCGGGGGCGCGGCGGTGGTCACCGACCCGGTTGACGGTGTCGGCTTCGGATCCGTGGACGACGACGAGGGACTTGTTGCCGGCCTCGACGTCGACCGTCTTGCCGTCGACGGGGGTGAGCTTGCCGGTGGCGACCTGCTTGGCCATCTCCGGCGACAGAGGATCGTCCAGGGTGAGCCTCAGCCCACCCGTTCCGGTGTATTCGCGCGAGGCCACGTCAGTTCCAGGCCTTCGGCATCTTGAAGACGGTGATGGTGCCGGTGAAGCCGGACTCGAAGTCGACGTACACCTTGGAGCCGGGCTGCTGGAAGCGGGCGGAGGTGAACGGGCCGACGAACTCCTTGCCGGTGGTTGCGGCCATGGGGACGGTGAGGTCGCCCTGGCCTGCCATCCACGACTGCGTACCGGAGCCGGTGCGGACAATGACGTCCTTCTCCGTGCCCGCAGTGTTCGTGACGCGGATCAGAGTGTGCTCGGGGTCGACGTTCTCGATGACGACGCCGTTGGTGACGAGGGTGGCGTCGATGGTGGTGCCGGCGACGTCGGAGGTGTGGCCGTTGGGGGTGAGAGCGGTGTAGCTGACGGCGGTGCGCGCCATGAGAGGCCTCCTAGGGGGTCAGCGCACGAAGGGTTTCGGTGCCCTGGGAGGGCTTAGGCGGCCGGGTTGACGAAGGCGACGGCGATGCCGGTGGGGCGCAGGAGCTTGCCGCCGTAGACGTGCAGGCCGCGGATCGCGTCGGCGATGGTGGACTGCAGGCGCAGTGCCTCGGTCTCGAGGATCTGCTCGGCGTAGGTGATGGCGCCCGGGTAGCCGGCCATGATGACCTGCGTGTCACCGGAGGGGTTGGGGGTGTTGTTCGACTCGAGGATGTCGAAGCCGGCGGCGCGTCCGACGAAGCCGTTGCGCAGGCCCTCGGTGGTGGCGGAGGCGTCGGCTCGGATAAAGCGGTCGTCGTTGAGCATGGAGCCGATGAACTCCGGCGATGCGACGACGTAGCGGCCCTCGGAGGGGACGTTGGCGCGGTTGAGCTTGGTGCGCAGCGGGACCAGTACCTTGCTGTAGGCGTCGGTCGGCGTGGTGTACGTGTCGATCGGGGCGCCGGTGGAGCCGATGGTGTTGGCGGAGGCCACCCCGGTGTAGAGGCTGGCGACGTAGGCGTCGGCCTTGTCGCGGAGCCCGTAGGCGGCGTTCTGCGCCATCTGCTGCATCGGGTTGAGGAGGGCCTGCGCCTTGTCCACGTCGTCGATCTTGAACGCGAAGGCCTTGGCCTGGTCGATGACCAGGTCGGTGCCCGCGGTCTCGACGTCCTCGTAGTTGAGGGTGTCACCGGCATCGTAGTCGAAGATCGTCGGGTCGCCGATGGTGGTGATGTGCACGCTCTGGCCGTGAGAGCTGATCTCGCCCTCGTAGTTGCGGTTGACGAGCTGCGGCTGGGCGTAGACGAGGCTGTTGCGGAGAGACATCAGGAGCTGCGCGCTCCAGATCTCCGGCTTGAAGTTGTTGATCGACACGGAGGCTCCTAATGCCTACCGGCCGCCGCCCAGGTACGCGGTGAAGCGTCCTTCTTCGACGGCCTTGTTGATTTGTTCGGGGGTCATCCGCGCCGCGTCCTCCGCGCCCAGCTGCCGCTTCCCGCCAGGGGCTCCGGTCATCGGGGCGCCGCCCGCGGGGACTGCGGGCTTCGGCTCGGCCGGCTTCTGGATGGCGAGCTTCGGATTCGCCTCGACGGCCTGGGTGACGGCCTTCTCGATGTCGGCTGCGAACGTGTCGGAGGCCGGGTCGAGCTTGGCGACCGCGTTGGCGAAGCCCCTCGAGTCGAGGAGGGCGTCCGGGTCACCGCCGTGCTTGGCGGCTGACTTGTAGACGGCGAGCTCGACCTTGGTCTGGCGGGTCGCATCCTCGGACGCCTTGGTCCGGGCCTGCTCCTCGGCCAGTTTGGCGGTGAGCTCTTCGGGGGTGGGCGGCTTCTCCTCGCCTGTGTCGAAGCCGAAAGCGGCGGCGAACTTCTTGACGAGTTCGGCCTGCTGCTCGGCGGCTTTCGTCTCTGCGGCCGCCGTCTTCTGCTTCTGAGCTTCGACGTCGCTGCGGAGGTTTTCGACGAGCTTTTCGAACCGCTTGGGGTCGAACTCGCCCTCGAACTTGGGCGCCTTGGCCTTCGGTTCGGTCGGCGACTCTGCGGCCGGTTCGGCGGGAGTTGCGGGCTGTGCGGGTGCGGCCGGCTCTGGCGGAGTCGGAGCGGGGGCGCCTTCGGGCTGGGGCGGGGTGACCGGCTGGGTGCTCGGGTCCGTCACGGTGCTG